CGAGTTAGCTATAATCGATTTCAAGACATCTAAAAAACCAAAACCACGAGAGTGGATCGACCACTATTTTGTACAGTGCATGGCATATGGTTGTATGCTGTACGAACTGACTGGCATTTCAGTCAAAAAACTTGTAATCATCATGGCATGTGAAAATGGAGAATGCGTCGTTTATGAAGAACGAGACAAATCAAAATACATCAAACTTCTCACAGAATACATTGGAAAGTTTGTTAGAGATAAACTGGAACTCTATGGAACCCAATAAGGAACTAGAAAAGGCGATTGAGAGTAAGTTTTTAACTCCCTCAAAATTTGCCCTGGAAATCGAAAAAATTGTAGCAGAAGAAAAATTCAATTACATTGATGCTATCGTACACTATTGCGAAATCAATGAACTTGAAGTAGACTCTATTACAAAACTCGTTTCGAAACCTCTTAAAGAGAAATTGAAGTGGGACGCAACTCGTCTCAACTTTATGAAGCGAACTTCCAGAGCAAAACTTCCTTTATGATCGTGACACCCTTTGAAACTTATCAACATTATTTGTCACTAAAAAATCATTTCACAAATCCAAAATACGATTTCTTTAAGTACGGTGCGAAGACCCGTGCCAGTGTGACTTCTTTCAACAAAAGAAAGGACAAATACTGGTTCGAAAAAACTTCCCGTAAGTATTCTGATAAAGAAATCGTAGATTTTTTAGTATCTAATTTCACTGCCACTGATAACCCACAAAACCTATGGATTGGAGAAATTATCAATTCTGGCGAAAGAACCTACGCCGAGTGGATGAGACGCCAACAGAGTTTGACGTACTTATTCAAAGAACAAAGCAACGAATTGTTCTCGGAGAACGAATTAGAGAGTCTCTTCAATTGTTCCAAAGGACATCCACTTCTCCTGAAAAAGTTTCTAAGCGGGAGTATATCGCTAGAAACCTTCGTAATCTACAACAAAATATTCCATTTTTCAAAAGACTTCGATAAGAACTTAGACGATCCTGTATGGGAAACCGTCAGTTTAAAATTAAAAAAATATGACCCCTTCATAAATATTGATGTATTTCAATATAAGAAAATCCTAAGGGACATTGTAAATGAGTGACTTTTTCGATTCTGATATTATTCAGGAAGAACTAAGAGAAATTAATAATCTTCAAGAGAGAATCTACGGTTCTCTCTTCAATTTTGGTATGATGTCCAAGGAAGATAAACTTGAACATATTGAAATACTTTCTAGCTTGCTAGAAAAGCAAAGAGTGATGTATACTAGGTTGTCCCTTTCAGATGACCCCAAAGCGGTTGAGATGAAAGAGAATCTTCGCAAGTCTGTTGCGTTGATGGGTTTCCCACCAGAAACCGACATGAGTATGCTTTTCAATAGTATGAACGCAACCATAGAGGCACTCAAAAAATACGTTGACGCCTGATGGTTTCCTTGCTATACTATCCAAGTAAATCTCCCAAATCCAAACAAATCCGAGGTAATCCAAATGTCTTTCGCAGACCTTAAAAAGCAATCCAAACTGGGCTCCCTGACTCAAAAACTGGTCAAGGAAGTCGAAAAGATGAATAACAATGGTAGCGGTTCGAGTGACGACCGTTTCTGGAAACTGGAATGTGATAAGAGCGGCAATGGTTATGCCGTTATCCGTTTCCTGCCTGCTCCCGAAGGTGAAGATCTCCCATTCGTGAAACTGTACTCCCACGCCTTCCAAGGTCCTGGTGGTTGGTACATCGAGAACTCTCTCACCACTCTTGGTCAGAAAGACCCTGTGTCTGAGTACAACTCTATGCTGTGGAACAACGGCACCGACGCAGGTAAAGATGCTGCCCGTAAGCAAAAGCGTAAACTGACTTACATCAGCAACATCTACGTTGTGAAGGATCCCGCTAATCCTCAGAATGAAGGTCGTGTCATGCTGTACAAGTTTGGCAAGAAGATCTTCGACAAACTCACTGCTGCTATGCAACCTGAGTTTGAAGATGAGGAAGCAATCGATCCGTTTGACTTCTGGCAAGGTGCCAACTTCAAACTGAAAGCAAAGAACGTTGCTGGTTATCGCAACTACGATTCTTCCGAGTTCGCACGTCCTGATGCTCTCCTGGACGATGATGATGCCATGGAAGCAATCTGGAAGAAGCAATCTTCTCTGCAAGAGTTCGTTGCTCCCGATCAGTTCAAGGACTATGATGCCCTGAAAAAGCGTCTTGACTATGTTCTGGGTAACAAGGGTACTCCTCGCTTCCAAGATGAGGAGTCTGTGATGGAAGAAGAAGAGTTCCGTCAACAAAATCGTGGTTCATCCAATGATCTCACTGGTGATCTCCGCGATGAATTGAATTCTCTTCAACCTACTCGCAGTTCTTCTTCCACATCTTCCGATGATGATGAAGATGACACCCTGGCATACTTCGCTCGTCTTGCAGAAGATTGAACTATAATCAAATCTGCCTAACTTTATTAGTAGTGGCAGCATATATTAACTTACTGTTCAAGTGAAAAACGATTATTATATTGACCGAGTAAGTAAATCCGAAGCCGCAGAGTTACTTCTGCGGTTTCATTATCTTAAAGATTTTTCGAAGTCTTTTAAGTCTGGATATAACTACGGTCTATATGAGGGCAATGATTTCAGTCCACTGAATATTGGTGGTATTAAGGGAGTCTGTATTTTTACTGGACTCCCTGTTCCAGAAATAGCAAAAGGAGCATTCGGTCTAGAAAGAAATGAACAAGAAGGTCTCTTTGAACTTTCACGACTTTGTATCCACCCTGAAACTCAGCAAACAGAATATAATATTACTTCCTGGTTCGTATCCAGATGTATCAAAAAGTTACGTAGAGAGACTAAGGTTAGGGCAATCATTAGTTACGCTGACAGCGACTTTCATGGCGGCACAATTTATCGTGCTTGCAACTTTAAGTATTGCGGTCTTACAGATGCAAAAAAAGATTTCTACTACGCCGATGGCACCAAGCATTCACGCGGTAAAATAAAAGGTGCTGAGGGAGAATGGAAAGACCGCTCCCGCAAGCACCGATACGTTATGATGTTTGATAAGAAACTAGATTTATTATGGTCCGACCAAACGAGTGTTCTCAGTACGAATTAGTTTATTATTAATGTACTGAGAACTTTCTCCATAATTCATAATCTCTCTCATTTCATTCAAATATTGTTGTAGATATGTTGGTTTCATCAGAAAGATTTCTCTCTTATTTTCATTTTTAATCACTTCATACTCCCAGTTTGAAACTCCAACAACTGGGCTAATATCACCAGAAACAGTTTCATACTTCACATTAGATTCAGCACCAACACCAACATAATAGATTCCACTGCTTGCATCATATGCTGGTGGAATCGTAAAATTAGAATCAACGACTTGACCAGGAGGAAGAATTAATCTTCCCTTTGAATCTCTAACTTCGATTGTTTCATAGTGGTGAATATCGTTCGCTTCATTTCCATATTTACCTTGAACATACTTGTACAAGTCATAGTTAGATAATGGCCATTGGTCCCTGATATTTGTGATATCAGCAGTTAAAACTACAATCCAATCTAAATCGGGAGAACCATAAAAGTTTTCAGCAACTGTATCAGGTCTCTGTCCTTCTAGAATTACATACTTTGCAAAGAAAGTACTTCTCTTTTGAATGGAATCAGTAATCTTAACTCTACGGAAAAGATTTTTAACTCTTACAAACTCTCTTGAAGAAACTTTATGTAAGAGATTGGACTGATATTCAATATCTGGTAGTTCTCTGAAATAACTCATTTTAGTAACCTACGTTTTTGTAACCGCCTTTCGATAAGTTATCATAATCCTCAGCGTAAACTGGGTTGATTTCTTTGAATGTCATTTGGACTTGAATGTGAACTGGTGAAGCATCACCATAAGTTGCATAAGTTCCAGATGCTGTATAGTTTACAGACATATCCGTCAGAACACAAATTTTAAAGCTATTCAGGAATGGATGGTTTTCATTACCACTCTTGTATTCAAGAGCAAAAACATCAGGAGATTGTATGAATAAGGCGTTTCTTCCACCCTCAATAGATCCACCTTTTGGAACCATTGCTTTTTTCAAAGTTCTGATAATCGCCTTTACAACTTCTGCCTCTCTTGGATCTCTTGGTGTAAAGTCATAAACAAATGGGAATGATCTCAAAGTCACACCACTAAAAAGAAGTTCGAGATTTGACTGTAAGATCTGTCCTGTTGCCCTACCAATGATTCCAGCACTGGATACATTAGCACCTAATGAATTAAGTGCCTGACCTGATAGTGCTGCCTTTAATGCTGAAATAGTTCCAGGATCTAAATTTTCAGATAAAGAATCAGTAATCATTTGACCTGCTTTCAACAGTTCGGAAGGATTGTCTATAAGTGCAGCAGTTGCTTTTAATCCTGCTGCTTGAAGTGGATTTAAGGTGTCTTCTGCATATGATACTGAAATTGCATCACTTACCTGTTGAGGTATTGGCAAGAATATAAATCTTGCATTTTTTTCTAATTCTTTTGCTTTGGATGGATCGTTGAAAGAATCGGTAAATGATTTTAGTTTTAAAAAATCATCTTTCGAAATATTAAGATCAGAGGCTTTTTCTACTTTTTCTACTTTTCCAAATCCAAAAACATCTTCTGCCCTTACTTTTTCATAGATCTTGATCGCCAGATGATCAGTCTTTTCTTTCATCATATCCATGGGATATGTGAAAACAGTAGGCTCTGCTCCCGCTTCTAATTGATTGAATTGTGAAAACAGTCCAGCAGTGTCTATGCCAAAATCATAAGATCTACCATTGGCAATATCTTTCCACACATTTGCCGATAACTCTTCCAGGTCTTCCTGATTAAACGCCATTACAGACAGTTTTTTAGGTATTTAGCTACTCATTGCAAAATCTGCCAGAGGAAGCATTAAAACGTCTCTCAACTCTGATGGATATATCTCATAGATGTCTCCTGCTTCATTAGAAAGATATCTTCTTACAGACTGACCTCTACCTAACCAATGAAAGTTTTGTGCTATCCATCCATCACCCAATGGTGTACGCATTTGAACCACAGGATTTCTATCATACCTTATACCAGGAGTAATCGCACGATAGCGATAGACATATAACTTTCCTGGTATTGGTGCGTCTGCTTTCTGTAAAACTTGTAAGAGTTGTGCCATCACAACATCTGGATCTTTTATACCAATTAATTGATTAGTTACACTACGAATTCTGTTTCGATTTTCGTCAGTGTCTGTTGGTCTGTCTTTTGCTGGTCTTGGATCTTTACGTATTCCCTGATCATAAACATTAGAACCAACAACGATGCTTGGGTCACTGCTGGAAGTGACCTCACCAGTTTCGTAGACGTAGTAATATTTCTTACCAACTCTACCACCATCTTTAATGGTTCTTGCTTCTGCCATTACTTGATACCAAGTTCTTTTTCTGTTAGGACTTTAAACTCCCACATGCGGTCTTTACAAAACTCTCTTGCTGCTTCCCACTTCGCCTGATTCTTGGCATATTCATATGCCTCACCAAGATACTTTTTTGTTTGTCTCTTGGGTTTAGGTGGAGGTGAACATTGTTTTAATGGTTTCACTTCAATCAAAGATGATTTGATGTTGCCATTAGAATCTTTATACTTAATAAAGAAATCTGGAAAGTATCTATGGACTTTATTGTCAATCGGAGAACGATAGGGAATACAAAACTCTTCCGATTGCCACTCTAATATATTTTCATTGGTGTCACAATAAACCATAAATTTGCGTTCCCACAAGGAACGATAGACGATATTGGTGGGATCACCCTTGTACTTTTTAGGATATGAAGGTTTGTATTTTCCCTTATATGACATCTAAATAACTAAACAATCACTTATAAGATATTTAGAGTGCCTAGACCATTCCCGAAAAAAATATCTCAAATCAAACCAACACTCACAAATCTGGCACAGACATCTCATTATTTGATTGAGTTTGGTGGTTTAAAATCTGATCTTAGACAGCATCTTAAGATCAGAGGAATGGATAGTAGATATATTACAGAAAGTATTGGACTGTTATGCAATAGAGCAGTCCTTCCTGGAAGTTCACTTGCAACAGCAGATGTTGTCGGGAACTACATGGGTGTTGCCGAAAAGATGGCACACACTAGAACATTTGTTCAAATGGACTTAGAGTTCTATGTTGATAATAAGTATAACTCCTTGAAGTTTTTAGAGCACTGGATTGAGTTTATTGCTAGTGGAAGTACAACTGCTGGTGATGGTGCAGATCCAACTGATAAGGGTTATTATTTTAGGATGAGATATCCTTATGAGTATAAGTGTGACGAAACTAGAATTATCAAGTTTGAAAGAGATTATAATAGGTATGTGGAGTATAGATTCTTCGGACTGTATCCAATTTCTCTCAATTCAACAACTGTATCATATGAGGGATCTCAAATTCTAAGAGCATCTGCATCATTCAACTACGACAGATACATTGCTGGAAAGTCATATTCGTATGATGTATTCAAAGGTGAAAATAATAATAAAGATAATCCAGGTAGTAATGGTAGTGGAAGTTCTATAAATGGATTTGGTGGAAATATATCATTTGAAGATGCTATGAACATTGATATCTTTGGTGGTGCAAGTTCGTTTAGTAAGCAAGCACTTGGAAACTATTCTAAGTTTGTTGGAAGTGGTTCAAATTACTTTGGATCTAATTCGAGTGTTCTGAGT